AGAACTTTCAATATACTTTTCAAATTCCACTTCACAGACCTGATTAAGGAACGACACAATGCCTTCAGTAGTTTTCTCTCTCCCCTTGTATACAGTCTCAACCAAATCACCCAGATTAAGATAAATGGAATCAGTATCTGAAGCAATAACATAGTCAACCTCCTCTGTTTTAAGTATTCTGTTTAGATAGTCATTCATTTTGTTTTCTATCCAACGGATAGAAACTTGACCAGATAGTGTAATAGCTTCTGCGTTGGTAAGTTTATAATAGCGAAAATATTGATTACCAATAGCACCATAAGCGGAATTAAGAGAGATCTTCTTTGCCATCTGGATATTGTTACATCTGGCAATCTCTTTCTCAAGGGCAGTAGTTGGAGTCTTTTCATGTTGCTTCTTTGCTTCAATCATTTTCTTCTTGAAGATCACACGATCTCCATACATCTTATCCATCAGTTCTGGTAGGAACCCCCGAACATCTTTACGATACTGTGCACCATTCGCACAAGTAGCATATTGATTATTAACATCTATCTCTCTATTAAGTATTTTATCAACTGTTGCTGTTGGATGTCTCTCCTCAACGAGTGTCTCTGGGGAGATATTGTATTGCATAATGAGATGAGGGTATAGAGAGTTAAGGTCAAAATTAACCACCCAATCATACTTTCCAGGTATCGGTTCTTTGACATACGCTCCTGCATACTTTTCATTTTTTGCTGATCTATTTTTAGGTGGAATTACAATGTTACGTTTTTTGAGGTAATTGTAGATAATAGTATCCCACATTCTTACCTGATAAAACACATCGTTGTAATTCACCTTGGCATCATAGGCCATAGTCAATGCAAGTTCAATCAGTTTCATCTTGTCTTCCAAACGGTCAACAAGTTCTACGTCAATGATATTGTATTCTATAAACTTCTGCCATCCTTTTGAATAAAAATCTTTAAAGGTATCAAACTCACTATGGTCTAACTTTTGCTGACCAAGTTCAACCTTTGCAATATAATCTAGTCTATATGATTCTTGTGCCTTGTAAGTAAACTTTTTATAAAGATCTAAGTAATCTAATTGAGTAACACCACCAACATCAAACGTAGTATGTTTTCTTCCCATAAGATGAACTTCACCCTCAGAGACAAGCCCCCAAGGTGACATTCTCTTCATTAGTTTCTCACCAAGCACACGATTAATGCGTTTGCAAATATATGGTATATCGTATAGTTGTATGTTCCATCCAGTAATTACATCTGGAACATCAGTCATCCAATGATTTATGAATGATCGAAGAAGGTTTTCCTCAGTGTGACAACAGTGGTAGGTAACATTTGATTGTTTGTTATCAAAAGGTTTAACTCCCCAAGTAACGATCTGCTTAGTTGTATAGTCTTGAATTGTGATTGCCAGAATCTCTTCTGTGCACGATTCAACATCAGGGAACCCTTGCTCAGACGCAACTTCAATATCCAAAGTAACAAGTTTAATCTTGCTGATGTCAAACTTGATTTCATTCTCTGGATATTTGTCTGATATGTATTGGTAAATGTATCTGTCATTTCCATATATTTCAAATCCATCAACATCTTCATATTTTTTATAGAAATCTCTACACTCTCTAACTGTGCCTGGTTTAATTTCATCAACACTCTCTCCGTTTAACGTTTTATATTTAGTATTCTTTTTAGACTTAACAAATAGTGTTGGGAAGAACTCATCTCTATGTTCATATCTTTTTCCATCCTCTACACCACGAACCAGAAACTGATTCCCAATTAATTGAACATTAGTATAGAACTTCATTTAATAAGTTTTTCGTATTTCTCAAGTAGGGTTGGTTTGGGATCAAGGATAGTTAGTATCTTATCCGATGATATCATAAACTCATTTTGACTAGTGCATTCAACAAGCCAAGGTGATAGAGTATCCTGTTCACCAATGAGATATGGTTCTATCAGTTTACAGTTAGGATCTCCTATGTCGGCTAATACTTCTTCAAGTTGTGAGACCAACTTTAGATTGTTCATCAGAACTAGCAGTTTGATCGGTTTCTTTTCCATCTTCTAATACTTGTTTTTGATACATTTCTTGAATTGATTCTACAGGTGTTACCATAGTAACAACCCAATCTGTGCTGAGAGGAATCATTTTCTCTCGTGCAAAGGGCATCCATGGATGCATTCTAACAGAGACATCATTGTTTGTCTCCTTTGCCTGTAGTTTTACAACACAAGGCTTAGTGAGAAAATAACCCATCACTTGATCTTCAGATGACATCATCTCTTGAACATCAGCAATGACATCTTCTCCAGATTTTAGAACTAAGACTTTAATTGTCATTTCACATATTATTAATACGGTAGGTTCCTATAGCCGCTAATGCTGAACCTACCGAAGGGCATTACCGCAGTCGTAGGTAGCGAAACGAACGACTCCTGCATTATAGCAAAGAAAAAGCACCTTGTAAAGGTGCTTGATCCATCTCGAACTAATTTTATTTATAGGTAGTCTTTACGAGAGTGATGCTCTGGAACTATCTTTCCTAGATCAACAGTAAGAAGACCATCTTCAAATGTAACTTTTGCGATTTCTACATCTTCAGAAAGTTGCCACTCTCTTTGAAATGATCTTTGTGCCATACCGCGATGAAGATACTCAGTTTCTTTCTTCTCTTCTTTCTTACCTTCTACAATTAGTTTACCGTGTTCGGTATAAACTTTAACTTCTTTCTTTTTAAATCCTGCTAGTGCAATCTCCAAACTTGATTCGTGATTGTTGTGTTGCACGATATTGTATGGTGGATAAGTTTGTGCTGTTGTTTGCCAGAACTGATCAATGTATGAATCTAGTCCTATGCTATTTTTTGTGATCTTATCAAATAATTCTGCAAGATCATTTGCACGATATCTTTGAATGTTAGTCATGAGTTTCTCCTTTAAAAGCGAGTGTTAATATTGTGACCCTTTCGGCATCACACTACTAATTATACCATAAACTCAGAAAGTCGTGTTCGGGTATCCTCCCAATTTTTTACATGATACGGAAAACCGCCCATATCTTTTAGTGCTTTTGCTAACGGATAATCGTTCTGACCCTCCTTCATCATATCTCCATAAAAATATATTTCATCACCTTTACGAAAATCTCTTATTATTTGACTCTTATCACTATCAGATATATCAAGGCCAGTTTCACCACCAATCTGAATATTCAGATAAGGAAACTCACTTTTAATTCTATCTGCCATTAATATTCTTTCAGTAGTATTAATATCCCACTTTACATATTCCTTCCGATGTTTCATACTATCCTCACCTCTACCAAGAACACTAAAGTTTATCCCACCAGGCCTGTGCTCAATATGATTACCTGTCTTATGTGGGAATGTGCTGTAGTCTAATTCATCACTAAGAAAATTAATTAAACCTCTTGTTGGTTTCCATTGTGATCTATAAACATTTTTATCTTTAACATACACATCTGAACCAGAACAATTATAGACTCTTATTGATCTATTGTAGATATCAAGGCCTACCTGTTCTATTGTCTTTGCTCTATCGCTACCAGTGACAAGATAGACATCATAGGTGCAACAGAATTTAATCATAAAGCACATAAACTTAAAGTCTATTTGTTGACGACTCGGTGTTAGAGTTCCGTCAACATCAAAAATAAATTTTTTCAATTACTCAGGTTCAGTTGTTTTGTTTTTCTTACCGATGTTATACTTCTGTTCTAGAATCCAATCACCTTTATCTTTATAAGATAGCACTTTGATTTGATTCAATGGTGCAATGTTTGCAACTGAATCTTCTTGAACAATAGTAATCAATCCCCAATCCGCAAGTAGACGAGTGATACGATTTCTACGTTGAACATCGTTAATAGTAAGGTTAGCATGTTTTCCATCAAGTGCAAAGAGCTCCTTGAAGTGCACAATAAAATACTTACCTTGTTTATGTAATATGTGGCAACTTTGATATAACTTCTTTTCTTTTCTGGATGCTACTCCAATTCTTGTGAGTGTTTCTCTAACCTTTAGAAAATCATCTGGTTCATTCAAGACTACCTCTAGCATCTGATCTTGAGACCAATCTACAGTAGGTTCAACCGTCATAGTCATTTCATTCCTCCAATGTCAAGTCGTTGTTTAATAAAATTAATTTGTTCAGGGGTTAATATTTTCAAAGCATTAGATGCTTTTTCGTTACTATAGCCATAGTATTGTTTGACGATTTCAAGATCCGTGACTTTATCCTTTCGGAGCCAGGGAGAGAATCTTTTCTTTTTCCTAAGTGTATTTAGATAAAATGAATATTGGAGGTCTTTATCTAAGTTAGGAAACTTATTCATCTCATTAGCAAACATAATGCAATCAAGATGACCAGAAAGGCAACGATTTACAATGTATGGAGGATATTTACTGATAGCATCAGGGTCTTCTTCTATCAAGTTCTGCTTTGTAAAGTTGATAGAGTTCAACCAATCTTTAAGTTCAGTCATACCATATACCTCCTCCAAGGATCATGACAAGGAGTTTGACATAATGCTTCATTCCAAGGATTAAGGAGTATAGAGATCCTCTCACCAGTAAATGGTTCAACATTATGATAAACATCTGGGCCAAAAAATACCATTCGATTTGTCTTTGGTAAAACAATAGTTCCATTCTCAAAACATAGTCTACCATCTTTTACATTATCCGCAACATAAGGGTAATAACATGTAGTGCATATCGGATACTTTAATTCACCTGTGGTCATCTCTAGTCTGTCATCATGATCACGATGCCAATCACGAGGTCTAGTGCTCATACGAATCCAAGTTTCATATCCTATCGCAGATGATATATCAAAATAATCTTTTGCAATATCTAATAGACGCATTAAATATTTTCTACCTCTATGCTCCTCATCCCAAGCAAACCAGAAGACATCAAGATCATCGATTCTTTTTTTCCAATCACCATTCAATTCTCTAATCAATTTTAGAAAATCTTTATGTTCATCCTCTGGAAAAACTTCATCCAAAACATAAACATCAAACTCTTTATTACGAGGATTTTCTAACATCAAGATTCATCAAAATAATTTGCACAAGAACAAACAAGATTACGATCACCATAAACATTGTCAATTCTTGACACAGCAGGCCAGAATTTATTGGTTTGATTTACAGGATATGCTGCTTGCTCTCTACTGTAATCATACTCCCATTTATCTGCTGCAACCATTCTAGCAGTATGTGGTGCATTTTTCAAGACCTCCTTATGTGTATAGATTTCTCTTCTTATCATCTCCATTGCATCTACAAATCTCTGAAGTTCAACTAAAGATTCACTTTCAGTTGGTTCTACCATCATAGTATTTAAAACAGGCCAAGATAGTGTAGGAGCATGGAAACCATAATCCATCAATCTCTTTGCAACATCCTCTGCTGTGACAGATAATGATCTACAATCAAATATACATTCATGTGCAACTCTACCATTATTACCTTTATACAATACTTTAAAGTGTGGATCTATTTTATGTGCCAACCAATTAGCATTTAATAAAGATACCTCTGTTGCTTTTTGCAATCCATCACGACCCATCATTCTTATATACATCCAACTGATAGGTAGAATAGATGCACTACCATATTCTGCAGATGATACTCTGTGAGTGACAAAAGGTGTTAGATGTTTTGCAACACCGATTGGCCCAACACCTGGCCCACCACCACCGTGAGGAATACAAAATGTTTTATGTAAATTAAGATGACATACATCAGCACCATAATCACAAGGTTTTGCAAGACATACTTGTGCATTTAGATTTGCACCATCAAGATATACTTGACCACCATTCTCATGAACTATTCTACAAATATCTTTAATCGTAGATTCAAATACACCATGAGTAGATGGGTATGTAATCATAACACAAGACAATTCAAATGTGTTCATGATTGCTTGTTTCTCTAGATCTTTAATATCAATATTACCATCATCATCACATTTAATTGGAACTATTTTCATACCTGCCATCACTGCACTTGCAGGATTTGTTCCGTGTGCACTCGTAGGTATTAAACAAACATTTCTCTTATCGTCACCACGACTTCTATGATATTCCTGTATTGCAAGAAGACCTGCATACTCACCTTGAGATCCTGCATTTGGTTGTAATGATATAGAATCAAATCCTGTAATCTCACACAACCATCCTTTCAATTCGTTGATGATAATATCATATCCTTCAATCTGACCTCTAGGTGCAAATGGATGTATATTAGCAAACTCAGGCCATGATACTGGCATCAGTTCTGCTGCTGCATTTAATTTCATTGTGCAACTACCAAGTGGTATCATACCATTTACTAATGAGAAATCTTTCTGAACTAACTCATTAATATATCTCATCATATTTGTTTCACTATGATACTTGTTGAAGACTTCTTGTTGCAACCAAGGTTTCGTTCTTTCTGGTATACCCAACCACTTATAGTTACCTACAGATTCAACTACATGCTGAATACTATCCCGATTATTAACTAGATCTTGCTGTGACCATATGATTTGTTTTACTTCTTCTAATGTAGTAAGTTCATCTAATGTTATTAATGTATAACCATCTTCATATCTTACATTATATCCTTCTAGTGCAAGAAAACTTTTAAATCTAATAGTATCAAATCCTTCTGTTTTATCAACTTCTATTCCCAACCAAGTTAGTGCTGTAATCAAGATTTCTCTATAAAATAATATTCTCTTTGCAATTTTTCTAAGACCCTCCGCACCGTGATATGCAGCATAGAAACCAGACATATTTGCAAGTAATGCTTGTGCTGTACATATATTACTCGTTGCCTTATCTCTTCTTATATGTTGCTCTCTAGTTTGTAGTGCTAATCTTAATGCTTTATTACCTTGACTGTCTATTGATTGACCTACAATTCTACCAGGTATTTTTCTTTTATACTTATCTGCAATAGCAAAAAACGCAGCGTGTGGGCCACCAAATCCCATAGGAATACCAAACCTCTGCATACTACCAACTGCAATATCAAATCCCATTTCACCTACAGGTTGCATAAGAACCTGACATAATGGATCGACAACTGCAATCTTTATACACTTATATACATCTGCAATTCTGAGTAATGAATCGTAACAATTCAATTTACCATGATTATCTGGCATTTGCACAAGAACTCCAAATGCTTTCTCAATGTCTTCTAATGGAACAGATCCACTTAAATCAAGTTCTAATATTTTGATTCCTAAAGGATGAGCTCTTGTTTCTAATACTGCTAGTGTTTGTGGAAATACTTTCTTATCAACAAGAAACACATTTTTCTTAGATGTACTATGTGCAAGTAACATTGCTTCTGCTGCTGCAGTTCCTTCATCTAATAAAGATGCGTTTGCAACTGGTAATCCAGTAAGTTCTGTAACAAGAGTTTGGTAATTAAATAATGCTTCTAATCTACCCTGTGATATCTCTGCCTGATATGGTGTATATGATGTGTACCAAGCAGGATTTTCAAATACATTTCTCTGTATTACTGGCGGTGTAATTGTACCATAATATCCTTGACCAATCAAAGATCTTTTTACTTTATTTCTTCCTGCTAATTCTTTTAATTCTGTAAGTGCTTCATGTTCACTACACCCATCAGGTAATTTATTATCACCTCTGAGAAGTATAGAATCTGGAACGATTTGTCTAACCAATTCATCCATACTTGAAAGACCCAAATCGTTTAACATTTGGGTCTGTTCTGCCTCTGATGGGCCTATGTGTCTAGAAATAAATTCTGTCATGAAAGTAATTCAATTCTTTTATCAATATAGGCCTTTGCCTTCTTGAGATCGGTTAACTCATCTTCTTTGTGACCAGCCCGACATACATATTTAATCACGTTGCCAGAGAAGAAATCTAGTTGTTGATCAGCAATAAAATCCCATACTTGTATTTTACCACGCTGATAATGTTTTGGTGAAATTTTGTTCATTTATTTTGGTAATTTGCGATTAAAGTTCCAATTTTCAAATTTGACGAAAAGTTTAAATATTCCAACTAATGTTCTTTTTACAAACTCCTCCAAGAATATAATGGGTATGAATACGATTTCAAAAATAGTCATCTTATAATTTGTATGTTATCATCTTGAGACCAGAGTTCGACCTTATCTCTGAATCTACCATCTCTTTTTAGAGTTTCATATCTCTTGGTTGCTTTTCGCTTCCACCAAGAGATTATATTATCCAAATAAAATTTATCCCAGTTTTGACCACGAACTAATTTATCTTGATCGCCACGAATAACTTCACGAACATTACCATAACCATAATCAGAAATATAAAATCTTTTCTTTTGTGTAAGACTAAATGCCATTTCAATTACAGAATTAAAGTGTTGTAATTTATCTTGATCTTTCAATGATTTCTTAATACTTGCGATCATTTTAGCCTGCCTCTTCATCTTCTTAGAAGATGCCTTATTATCTGTCAAAGGTGTGTTGTTATTAAGCAAGGTAAAATGATCATGTAATTTATGAAAAACTCTATCGTGTAGTAAAGGTAGAAACTTACTCTCTGTCAATCCTTTGTATCTAAAGAATGGTTTTAATCCATCATACTGTGATGCTGATGTAGTAGATCCATAAAGGGATGTGGTCTCAAACAATGCAATGTCTTTCTCAAATACTTTATTGAGTGTTTCTCTTGCAAAGTGTGATACACAAAGAAGTGCAAGTAACTTACCACCAAGAAAATTATAACCAAAAGGTTGTGAAGGAACGATCACAAATCCCATAGCAGTATGACGATTCAGCAAAGAAAGATTTGCTGGTTGACCCAACCATACATTTCTTGGTTTTGAGTTGATAGTAGGAGATCCAAAACGTATGAATCCTACAATCTTCTGCGTTTTCTTTTCATATACCATCCAACGTAATTCTCTACCAGGTATATTACTTTCATTATTGTGTGACGAAACTGCTGCTAGTAAATTCTTATAGTGATCTTGAGGTAATGAATTTGGAAAACGATCTCCAACAAATCTAACTTCAAAATCCATTTCTTCTGGAGATATATCTTCATTAAAAAACTCATCCTCATCAGACATTAGAGGATTTGTTTTGGGAACAAGTTCCATCTTAACAAAACGAAGATAATCTTCTATTGAAGTAAAGTTGCCGAAGTAATTAATAAATTCATCGGCAGCCCATGTAGCATCTGCTTCACTGATCAGCATCTATTTCTTTCTCAACAAAATCTTTAGAAAATTCTCTCCAAAGAATATAATCATCAGGATCAAGATCCTTTAGATATACAACACCTTTATCATTTGGAACTGTTGGAGGTGGAGTAGATTTACCTCTAGTTCGATAATCATTAACTAATGCTTCAACTGCTATTTCCATCCAATTGTCTAGAGATTTTGCTAGTGCTCTGTATCCAGTTCCAACATAGAGTTGACCTGCTACAACTGCTATAGTCGCTGCACCCCAGAAAGAATAATACCATCTGGATTTCATTTGTGCTCTAATCTTTTCACGTTTTCTCATAAATTTGTTAGTCATCGTGATCCTCCCAAGGGTCTCTTAAATCTTTGTTTGCAAAGAAGCCTTTGTATACACCAAAGGCTGCTAATAGAACAGTAATAACTGCTATTGAAATACCGAACGTAATGTTTGGATCAGCATTAAAATGAGGTATGATAGTATTACATTTTGACCAAGTACCAGGTAATGTATATACTGGTGGGCAAGAAGAAAAAATCATTTAGAATTCTCCATAAAAATAAGAACAACCATAACTCCAGAACCTAGGCCTGATAATAGCAGAAAAATGCCAATAAATCCAAAAATGTTCATTTGAATTGACACTCTACCATAATCTCAGTTAGTGCTGCTAATAGATTTATCTCCTGATCGGCTACAAATGCTATTTGATACTGGTATTTCGCAATGATTAAAACAGCAGCAGGTATACTATTAGGAACTAGTGTTTCATACAGGCTATCATATAATCTGCGAAGTAGCACAGAACTATCATTATCTAGATTATCAACAACCCATTTACGAACTTCTGGAAAGTTTTTATCTTTAAGATTTCCAATCAAATCATTTACAGAAACATCAGAAAATGTTGCAAGAATACCAGAATCAATCTTACCACTTACAGAATATCTTTGACACTCATTTAATACTCTTCTCCAATCAGGAAAATGTTTATTAATAATCTCTGCTAGAACTGGAGGATCATATGATATTCTTTCTGTATCTAATATCTGTTGTAATCTTTTGAAAAATAATCCTGCTATATTTACTTTTTCTTTACCCTTAATAGAAAACTCAACAACACTGCAGCGTGAATGTAGCGGTTCAATAATTTTATTCTTGTAGTTGCAAGTGAAGATAAATCTACAGTTTCCAGAGAACTCCTCAATACTCGCTCTGAGAAGGAGCTGTACATCGGAAGTGGTATTGTCTGCTTCGTCAATGATGATGACTTTATGTTTTTTGTCACTCGTAAGAGAGACTGTAGATGCGAAGTTCTTTGCGTTGTTCCGAACAGTGTCAAGAAACCTTCCTTCATCCGATCCATTAATGACATAATAATCAACACCCAATTCTTTACACAATGCTTTTGCCACCGTGGTCTTACCAATACCTGGTGGGCCTGATAGCAACATGTTTGGTATTTCACCTTGATCTACAAAATCTTGAAAGGTTTTCTTGATGTGATCAGGGAGTATACACTCGTCAATTTTTTGGGGTCTGTATTTTTCAACCCATATAAAATCACTCATTAATGTTGTATTCAATTTCGATGACCTTACTCATTCTATCAGTAGAATCTACTCTAGTCAATTGTTTTAAATTTCCACCCAATAATACAGTTAACTCTTTGATTCTTTTTATAATGTTTTCTTGACGTTCATTCATAATCGTAACCTTTTTGTTTTTTCCAATCTGCATACATTCTACCAAAAACCATACCTTCATTTGTTTTGATAGAATCTCCTTTAAGGATTTCTTTCTCTCTGTCAGTAAGTTTCTTGTTCATTGTAAGGTATTCCTTTTCCCATTGTAGAATATCTTCTATCATTTGTTTATTCATGATTTAAATCCAATTCGGTTTGCGGGATGGGTCACGAAGATAATTAAATGAAGCCCAAGGTTTGCTGCTAATGTAATTCTTGTAAGCAGTAAAAGTGTCAATGCTTGTGTTATATTTAAACTCATCTGGCATAGCTCGTGCGAAAGGTGTAACCTCTCTGTGTGATTGTGGAAAGATTTTATCAGCATGTTCTAGTGTATGCTGACAACTATGTATTTTACCATACCTATGCGTATATTCATAGCATAAAGCAAGACCGTGTGATATCAACCATCTATAGTTTTCTTGTGCCCAGATGGTGCAAGGATGACCTCTGAAAGCACCTTTATCTGTGAGGTAGGGTGTTCCATCTAACTTAGGTAATTTACCAAAACCATGACCCCATTCTTCAGATGCAACAATCGCAAGCATTTGACAAGACTCAAGTGGCATTTTGACAATGTGTTTGTCAGGCAAAACTTCTGCCGACTTCACAGGGTCAGGATCTGTCACGAATATGTTCATAATGTGGAGGTGTATAATGATCGTTCCAGTGTCGAATGTTTCCTGCAACGATAAAACAATTGGTAATCACAAGTTGTAAGAAAATAAATGACCTGACTATGCAGACAATATTATCATACTTTTTGGTAGTCTCATCTTGGAATGAACCAAGAGAATACTTCCATACCTTCCATATAGTAGCACAAGTTTTATTCTTTAGCAATATCTTTTTCCAAATTATTAAGAATATGTTTGTATGCATCTAATATATCTCCCTTATCTTTTCTGAACAAATCTTTATCAAAACTTATTCTAGTTCCTGTTTTCCATAACCTACAACTGTCTGGACTTATCTCATCTGCTAGAAGTAAATTACCATCTTTATCTTCTCCAAATTCAATTTTAAAATCAACTAAATCAAGTCCAATATTAAAAAATAA